GAATGTTTTATTGTTTCATTAAGAAAAGGTTCTGAGGATTCTAAAGAAAGAGCAACAATTGAATATCGTATAAACGATGGTGACATATACTCACTTAAACGAGTTCAAACATTAGGTAGATTTAATAGAAGTTTGGATGAAAGTTGGAACGAGGCAATTAATCGTTTAGATGAAACCATAAATCTTAATTCAATATTTTTTGAATTACCAAAGATTAAATGTAAGGTTGGGCATCTTATATTTGAATCTGATTCGGAGTTCGTGGATAGTAATTGGCCAAAAATTAAAAGCCACACATTGTTGATTAATTTGATTAAGGATAATTACATATTAAGATGGAAAGATGATAGGGTAAATAATGTTAATTCATACGGAGATATAAGATTGATTAATGAAATAAATGACTTAGAATTTTAGTATGAATCAGATTCCGCAACATTGTATAGACAGGTTCAAAGGTAAATTTGGACAATACCCTTCAGTAATTGAAATGGAGTACAATAACATTCAGATTTTTGATAAATTCACAAGTAAGTCCTACACTATTTGGCATAAGTCGATATTCAGAGAAAAAAGTGTTGAGTTTATTGAAAAACACATTGAGTATGACGCCACGGGTATACATTTCTACACAGAAAAAATTGGAGAAAATAAATTGAAACTATTTATATTGACAACAACTGATAGACAGAGTGTTGCTGAATTTATCATAAATAATTTAATAAAAGCTAACAAAGATGGAAATAACTAGTCAAGAACTAAAACAAAAAATTGATAACGGAGAAAAACTAATTGTGGACTTTCATGCAAGTTGGTGCGGGCCATGTAAAATGCTTAAACCAATCTATGAGAAGGTTGCTCAGGATTTGCAAACAAATAATTCTGATGTAAAACTTTATACAATGAATGTGGATTCAAATAGAGATATGGTAGTATCTTTGGGAATTAGAAGTGTACCGACTATTAAAAGTTTTTCAGATGGTAAAGAAGTTGCAACTAGAGTAGGACTTTTACAGGAAGGTCAACTTCATGAAATGGCAAAAGGTTTAATCAATGGATAATATAGTTGTTGTATTCACAATGGACGGATGTCCATTTTGTGAGATGATGAAATCTCAATTAATTGAGAGTCAAATTGACTTTGTGGAAAGAAATATTAGAGAACATGATGAAGAGTATCAATTATTTGTAGAAGCAACAGGTAGTGAATTTGTACCGGCATTCATGATTATAAATGACCCATATGGTAATCCGCAGTCAAGTGCCTTTGTTCCTGACAAAGATTACAATACAATAGAGGAAGGTGTTCAAATCATTAAAAATGTAATGAAAGGATGAGTTTTTCTTTTAAGAAAAATGGGATTGTTCATAACCCAATAAATCATTGGGATTTAACAGATGGTAATGTTCTTTTAATCTACCAGGGTAGCCGTGGAGGAAACCCTGAACTTGATTTTATTGTAAAATATAAGGGGCCCGGAAAAAAGTTAAGGGCCCCATCTCATACTCATTGGATTGTTGATTTGTTGGCTAAATCACAACATGCTCCTGATGATATTTGTGAATTTGTTAATGACTGGATTGACCTCTATGATAAGATTGAACCATTCAAAACAAAAGAGGAAAGAGAGAATTATTCGTTTGTTTACAACGAATATTTTTGTGATGAATATGACAACCTAAACAATCTTGGTTATTTCAGTATTGAGTTCCTATCTTGTCTATTGGAACTATTTGTTAAGTGTGAAAAACAAACCCAAAATGCGTTTATGTTTAAGAATCTTTTACAGTTAGTAAAAGATTTCTGTACAGGAAAAAGAGATTACTATCAGGTAATCTCTTACTCAAAAAGAGTTTAAATAATAAATAATTCCGAAGTTTTATCTTTAACCAACCAAGGTTTTTCAGAAATCTGATTATCTATTTCCTTGGACAAATCGTAGTTCTTTAGGTATTTTGTTTGGAATCTCGTTAGGTCAAAATCAAATACGTCTAGTACCATAGATTTTACCGATTCATGTAAATATGGAGAATCGGTAGTTAAATCAAACATTACATCATTTGTATCCTCATCCAATCTATCCTCAAACAACAAGTAAGCCTTTGTTGCTTTGATTGGTGAGAATAGTTGGTTGGCAATATATTCACAGTAATATAATTCTACTCTTCCATTGTTTAAACTATAACCATAAGGAAATTCAGAAATAACCGGGTCATACATTCTTTCAAAGTATAATTCACGAGGAACATCAAGATGATTAAATATTGATAGAACAATTCTATCTGTGTAGTTAATCTTATCGTAATCAAAAACGCTATTATAAGCTAAGTTTAAAACCTTTTCATGATATAAAGGTCTTAAACTTTGATAAAAATCAAAATATTGAAATGGTTTTTTGTTTCCTGTTGAGTTGTATGTTATTAGGTCGATTATATTGATTGATTTGTAACCGTAAGTTCTTAATAAAATTTCATTTTCTTTAAAGAATGAATCTTTTATTACATTTAAATCAACTGCCTCGTTAGATGATGTGTAACCATTTACAACAAAAAAATGAGGGTACACAGTTACTTTAATTAATGTTTCAGGATTACCATTTTTACCTATCTCTAACATGACAGCATCTGCAAATTTATTAGCAATTGCTGACCTAGAATTCGGATTAATATACTTCATAAACTTCTTTTTTGAATTTATAGGTAAAAAAAATTGAACTATAAAGTAATAAAACAAAAAAGGGGTCAAAGACCCCTAATAAATATCTTTCATTACACTAATTTGTAAATATTATTGTAATTAATCATGTGTTAAAATATTTATGAAAGACATGACAAAGATTACTGAAGAAGGAAAGAAACTTATAAAGGTACTTAGAACAATTTTAGTTGAGCAAACTGAAGAGGAGGAGTATTACAAAATATCCCCCCAAGAGTTTGAGGAGTTAATGAAATTATCCGGATATCACGGAAAAGGACTAAGTAAGATTAAGAAATTCCAAGGGAAACCAATATGGATTACTGGTGATTTGGATTTATCTAACACACCAACCGATTCGTTGGGAAGTGTTAAATATATTGACGGTAAACTCGACATTAGAAATACCAATATAAGTGATTTATCAGGTATAACAATTAAAAGTTACACTTGGGATAGTGGAACTCCTATTGAGAAAAAAAGAATTTTAGAATTATTAAGAAAACAAAGACAAGAGGCCGATTATAGAAGACAAAATAATGAGTGGAATATTGAAGATGGAGACACTGTAGGACTAAAGGCACACGCTTTATTCAAACATTTAGTGAATAATGGAGATGTTACTGAGTTAAATGACGAAGAAAAAGAAGAACTAAAACAAAAAAAATCAGAGTTACAAGTTTTAGGAAAACAATATGATGATTCTGAAGAACATGATGAAGATTTGTATAATAGAATTAGTGATTTAGAGAGTGAAGTAGAAGAAATAGAAAGTAAAGCTGCGGATGTTTACAACATAATACCAATGAAGTATTCAAATTATGGTTTAACTACTTTTGAAACCATTGATATTGATGACACAGAAAAACATGAATACGCGGTCGGAGATGAAGAAGAAACGGATGAGGCGGCTTATGAATACGCTAAGAATTATATTGATGAGGTCGGTATTGAAGGATTTAGACAACACTTTATAGAACAATACTTGGACGAGGACTCGATTAGGGATTATTTTGAAGAATACTATAATGACGATGTTAGAGAAAATCCTGAGATTTATTTCAGCACAGACGATTTTCAATTAAGTGACGAACAAAAAGAAAGAGTCGAAGAACTTGAAGAATATATTGAAAAAATAAATGGTATTAAATCAAGAATTGAAGAAAAACAAGGAAACTTAGAACAAGAAATTGAAGACCCAGATGAGTACTCAAGACAATATGACTTATTACAAAACAAAATAGACGCTTGTGAAACTCAAATTGAAAACGCCCAAGAAGAAATTGATAACATGGAACCAGATGAAAACCCATCCGAAGAAATGATTAGTGAAAAAGTGGATGAGATGGTTGAAGATAAAATGAGAGACCCTGCAGATTCTTTGACAGAATTCGGTGGTGATATTAAAGATTATGTTGACCTTGACGGATTGGCTAGAGGTCTTGTTGAATCCGATGGATATGGAATAATCGGAAGTTATGATGGTTCATATGACACTGAAGATGTTGATGGAGTTACATACTACATATTCAGAATTAATTAATTTTCTTTTTTTTTACTATTTTTTTCCTATATTTTCTGTATTGTGGATACCAAGAAACAGAAAATAAAATTCATTATGGAAACGGATTGGATTGTCAAAGGAACAATCGATACCGAACAAAAGGAGTATATCCTAATGGGATATTTCCAAAAATTAAACAAATATCTTGAAGAACTTAAACTATACCCGATGTTTATTGAGGTGTCAGTTCATTTAGGTAGTATACAGACAATCATCACTCAAAATAAGTTACTTAAAACTAAGAAAAACTATTTAACGTTTGACGATGAATTGGCCGCTGAAGATTTAATCACATCTGATTTACCAGTATTAACAGAACAAGATACCGAAGAATTAAAAAAAGTGTTAAAAAACACGCAACCAAAGATGTTGGATTATTTCAACATAATCAAGGCATTGTGACTTTGGTGTTTGATTCATTAAGTATATATCTCAAAAGAAATCGTTGGAACATAAAGTCAAAGTCAGGTTTCTTTTATTACAAAGAAAATGAAATCATTAGAATTTGGAGATACGACACCAAAAGAATCCCTAAAAATCCGATTCAATCCAAGACAAAAGTAAAATTACTTTACGAAGGGACTAGTGATGATTTGACTATTATCCAATTAATTTCTAAATTTTCACCAACTTATAAATCAAAAGCGGAAAAGAAATTTCCAATATTTGAAGTCCTGTCAACACAGAACTTTCCTTTAAACGAAACTTTAGTTCCAATTGCGAAAAGGAAAATAATATCGTTAGTTAACCAAAGTGTTAGATTTGATAAATTGGAAAAAGAAAAAAAACTTATTACAAATGGGGTTCAGTAAAAGATTAGTGTCAAAAGAAACGATAAAAGAATATATTGAGAATAATAAACCTCTATATGATTTGTTTAAACCTGATTGTATAATTTTTATGGATGATTTATCATCAAAGGTATTTAACTTACATAAAGAAGGATTTACCGATAGAGATATTCAGAATAAATTAAATGGAGCATCCTGAAAGAATTAAAAAACTATTGTCTAAATTAAGACAACCTTTGCATATAGAATACATATGTGAAAATGTTTTAAAAACAAATATTGAGGATTGCGTTGAGATATTGGGAAAGTTAAAAGACGATGGTGTAATTGAGGAAAATAATCACTTTTATAAAATAAAAACAAATGATAATTAAATTAGAGTATGTTTGGTTGGACGGTTATGAACCTGAACCAAATTTGAGAAGTAAAGTTAAAACATTTAAGACCGAATCAACCCATATTACACTTGATGAAATTCCTGAATGGAATTTTGATGGGTCATCAACTAAACAAGCTGAGGGGTCAAATTCTGACTGTATATTGAAACCGGTCAAACTGTATTTTTCAAATGAACCTAAGCAACATCCTGTAATTTATGTTTTCTGTGAAGTTATGAATCCTGATGGAACTCCACATGAAAGTAACCATCGTTCAAAATTGGGTGATGAAGACATGAACATTTGGTTCGGATTTGAACAAGAATATTTTATTAGCTCACAATCAAGTAAAAGAATTTTGGGAATGAATGGAGATACTGAACCACAAGGAAAATACTACTGCGGGGTTGGGTCAAAAGTTAAAGGTCGAGATTTGGTTGACGCTCACTATGATATGTGTCTTAATATGGGAATCACAATAACTGGTATAAACGCCGAAGTTGCGATTGGGCAATGGGAGTTCCAAGTATTCTCCCAAGGTAAAAAGTCCGCTTGTGATGACTTATGGATGTCAAGATATTTCCTGAACAAATTATCAGAACAATTTGACTATGAGATTGTTTATCACCCAAAACCATTGGCGTACGGAGAATGGAATGGTTCAGGATTACATACCAATTTTTCAAATAATAAAATGAGAGAAACAGGCGGGGAAGAGTACTTCAACTCAATTTTCAAATCCTTCGAATCTCGTCATCAACAACATATCGATGTTTATGGTTCTGACAATCATTTGAGATTGACTGGAAAATATGAAACACAATCAATTGATAAGTTTAGTTGGGGCGTGAGTGATAGAGGTGCGTCAATTAGAGTACCAAGAGACACTGCAAAAGAATGGAAAGGATATTTGGAGGACAGAAGACCTTCATCAAATGCTAACCCATATGAAATCGCTAAAGTTATTTGTGATTCTTTGAACATGGCAGATGAACTTGACTTAACTTTGCAGAACATGTACTCAAATGTTAGCATGAAAGAAATTGATGAAATCGCGAAAAAATACAAAGCAGATATATCCGACCAACTCCTCAGTGAATATAGAGAAGATTAAAAGGTTATTAAAAAGACCTACACACGTAACCTATATTAGTCAACACATTCTGAGAAAAACACTACAAGAAACAAAGATGGAGATTGACATATTGATATCTGAAGGTTATATTGAAGAGAGTAAATACGCGAAAGAATATTATAAATTCACGGACAAGTAAGTTGGAGGCCTAATCTATATGATGGTGTAAATTAATCCAAAAGCACACCAACAAACTTGTTTTAAAAAAATATCTATGGTAAATAAAGAAATGGTAAACAACCCTGACCATTATGGAGGAGCGGAGAATGTTTACGAAGTTGTAAAGGTTTGCGAGGCTTGGGGTCTTGATAAAGACGCCTACCTATTCAATGTGGTTAAATATATTGGTAGGGCTGGCAAAAAAGATTCAGATAAAGAACTTCAAGACCTTAAAAAAGCACTTTGGTATTTAAATCGAAAAATTCAAAATTTAGAAAATGAAAAAAGTAATGTTTAGTTTAGTTGCAATTGCGACTTTGATGTCATCTTGTACAGATGCGGAATTAGGTAAATTGGGTGGATATGGAGACACCTTTACGGTTAAGGTTCTTGGACCGGATACCATCATCACTTATCACTCAACAGGTAAGGTATTGAGTGAAAAAACTAGTGATGGTTATTACTTCACATCAAGAGAAACTGGAAAGTTGGTTGAGGTGAGTGGAAATGTTATAATTGAACAGGAATAATGTTGACACTTGGATGTACCCTATGTGGGATATGGGTTGGAATTTTAGTAAGTTATCTCGCAACTAAAGATATGTTTAAAAAACAAAAATGATGGAATTTGAAAAAGTAATTAATACCGTTATTAACGGGGATTGTGTTGAGGTAATGAGAGAAATGCCCGACTCATTTGTCGATTTAATTGTCACCTCACCACCATACGGAGTTAACATTAATTATGATGTTCATGACGATGACATGGAGATTAGTCAGTATTTGGAATTTACCCGTAATTGGTTGACACAGGCTTACAAAGTTTTGAAAGATGATGGAAGGATTGCACTCAATATTCCTTACGAGATTAACCGACAAGAAAAAGGTGGTCGTATATTTTTGGTATCTGAGGTTTATCAGGTAATGAAAGAAGTTGGGTTTAAATTCTTTGGAATTGTCGACCTTGAGGAAGATAGTCCACATCGTAGTAAGACAACCGCTTGGGGTAGTTGGATGAGCCCATCAAGTCCATATATCTATAACCCAAAGGAATGTGTAATTCTTGCTTATAAGAAACATCACATTAAGAAAGTTAAGGGTGAACCACAATGGAAAGGAGAACCAATAACAACTGAAGAAGGTAAAACAAAGATGTTATATACCGAACAGGATAAGAGGGAATTTATGGAACTGGTGTTCGGACAATGGAAATATCTTAACGACTCAAGACCATTAACAAAAGCAACATTCTCAATGGATATTCCAACTAAGGCGATTAAGATATTGTCATATAAGAATGATGTAATCTTAGACCCATTTAACGGTAGTGGAACTAGTTGTGTTGCCGCTGAAACATTAGATAGGAGATGGATAGGTATTGAATTATCTCCAAACTACACAGAAATTGCAAGACAAAGGATACAAGCCTTTGTTGACCAAAAAAAACAACAGAAAATAGAATTTGAAGAAGGGACAGTTTAGTGTCCCTTTTTTATTTTTTCGATATTTATAAATAAAAAATATAATGGACAAAATATTGAACGAAACGGCACTCAATAACAGAATTTCTGAAATTTATAAAGAAGAACAAATAAAGGTAATCCAAGAAAAGTGGGATAAGTTATCCGA